GAGGGTTATAAATCCATTGACAATAAAGAGACATACTATTTCCTGTTCCCGCCGCCCCAGAATAAACCTGACCATAAAGAACATCTGCAGTTGTGCTTACGTAACTCGCCCCCTGCGTCGTATACCCGAACGTTGGATCAATTACCACCGGATATACCGCCTTGTCCAAAAAGTCCTGTGGTAATTCTATCGTGTGAAGTTTTTTATCAACATCAATATTTTGCTTTCCCCAAACCGAAACTCCATTTGCGTCCGTGGCTTTAATGCGGTAGATGTGAAATGCTTTGCCCGTGCGATATAGTTTACCGTCAACATAATTGGCGGGGCAATCCTTGTAATAAACGGCATAGGAATCAATGACATTTTCGGGACGATTTGCACCTTCGGCAATCTCGGATTCGGTAAGTGCGGACTGGTAGAAAAACTCCAACCCCTTTGTTTCAATCGAAAATTCCAAGATGTTTGTCTTGGGTTTTTCTTTCAAAATAACCTCAAACTCGTGTCCTCCATCTTCACTAACTTCGGGTTTGTCGTAAAAATGCGCCTCAACTTTTGCGCCAATCCACTTTGTTTTTTCGCCGTCAAATTCTACAGTCGGGTTTTTCTCGGTGTGCTTCAACCTCATCGAAAAATTAACCTCGTTTGTACCATCGGAATTTAGCCAGCGACAAATCTTCACTTGCGGCTGGAATGTCGTTGCGTCTTTAGTATCTCCGATTTCTGCGGAAATAGAATCACGCCAATCAGTTTTTACAGCCTGAACTAAGGCACTGTTTAACAGTGTATATTTATCTTTGATTGCCTTCGGTAGTTTGGTTGAATCTAATTTTGGCATACCAGTTTTTTATCTTTGCCCCCTTTCCTACGAAGGGGCAAAGGAAGAAACCGTTAAACTATATTTTTAATCCATATACATTCCGCGGTATCAACATAACCAAATTTCTGATTAACCGCTTGCGCCACATCGTTATAATTATAATCGTGTCCGCAAATCAGTTTCTTGCACTTGGGAAGCCATAATTCAATATCTTGTTTGACCGCCTCGTAAGTGTGTTCGCCGTCGATAAAAACCATATCGATGGATTTGTCTTTGAATTTCTTTGAAGCCTTCAAACTCGTCATCTTGCAAGAAACAAGATTTTTGAATTGTTTGGTATTGGCTTTAAAATCCTGGTATATGTCGCGTTGTTTGGCTTCGGCGTGTTCTTCTTTTTCGCTTGCGCTGCCTTTAAACGTATCAACCGAATAAACCGTACCCTTGCACGCGCTACAAAGCGCCGCGGTGCTTTTTCCTTTCCAAGAGCCGATTTCAACAATGGTTTGCATACCTTTCGCGGCCTTATACAGCCAATCCAATTCCACCGGCTTCATCCAACCTTCAATATTGTTGCGGTACTCAATATTCTTGTCCACAAATTCTTGATATTGGCGTTTTGATTCGTAATCGGTACGGGTATATTCCTTATCCCCCATGTGGCCGATAGGAAACGTCGGGTCGCACCATATTTTGAACCCCAGTTTTGACGCGCGCATACAGAATGCCCAATCTTCGGATATTTCCCGGCCGTCGGACGGACGTGTCCAAAAGTTAAACGGCATTCCCATCTCCTTGACTTTATCCGGCGTAAAAGCTTCAAACACCTTTTTCTTAATAAGTAAAAATCCGGTGTTTACCCCATCACACAAAAAGGGTTTGGTCGGAATATCTTTGACGTAATCGATATTCATTTTCTCCTGGCTGATAACTACCGCCATCGGGTTAAAATCGTCGCCTTTCTTGTAATAAAGGCCGCCGATAATATCCTTGTTGGCTTCAAGCAGCTGCCGGATAGCGTAAGGCGGAAATTTCTCATCATCGTCAACAAACATCAAATAGTCTTGTTTTAAATCCACGGCGCACATATTGCGCGTTGCGGAAATAAACGACGATGAAGCCATAAACTTAAACACCACGCCATAACCGTGCGCGATCAGATCCATAAAGTTCTCAAATAATGACATCGCACATTCCGGGTGCATCGAATATCGCGAAGACGGCACAACAATATTAACTGAAGGCTTTTTTGGCGTAGCGATTTTTTTATCCATTTTAAATTTATGTTAAAGCGCAAATTCCTACCGCATTCCAGTCAACTTCAAACGTACCGCCTGAAGCCGTTTTATCGGCCCCAAAATCAAACGCACAAATTAGCGGACTGGTGTTGTTGTTGCCACTAGACTTGTAAAGCACGCCATATCTGGCGGTTAGGGTTACGTTGGGCCAGGTAACATTGACCGAACAATTAAAAATAGAACGGTGGTTTGTGTTGTCGGGCGCCACTGAATGAGTGCTTAACGTCGCCCCGCCCGCGGTATAGTTGGCGTTAGACACTTCATTGGTAACTTGGTTAAAAGTCAAATGGGTATCTTGATTAGGCGTGTAAGACGATGTGCAAAGAGCTAACTTAATGGTATCGGTTGTGTTTAAATTGATACCGGCTTGCAATAATTGGTTTTTAAAACCAGTAAATATAACATCTGCCATAGTTTTTTATTTTATTTATTTTTTATCTTCATCGGTTCTCACGGTTACGGGGAAAATTACAGCTTCTTGTTTTTTAATTCCCTGCGTATAGAGAGAAACATTTGTCTGCTCACCGAGTTCTTGCAATACCTGGGCGATTGCCCATCCTCGGTAAATTCCTTTCTTCTCGACCTTTCCCTCGAAGGTGTTTTTTTCTTCATAAATCTGATCGCGCACAATCTTTTTCAATAAATCCAATTCGTAATCGTTAAATCTGATATTTCCTTCTTCCCTTACTTTCTTCCCGATTGCCATTACCGCCATACTTTCATCAAAACCGAATGTTTTGGAAAAATTAAGGCATTGAAGAATTAACGTCCGGCAAGTTTCGTTTGGAAGCTTGGTAATATCGGGAGATCCGTCTTTTTTGCGGGGCAACGTATCAATTTCTTTTTGCGTCGGGTAGCCTATTAAAGCGATATGCCCGTCCGGTTTCAAAATAACTTTGTCTAAATACATATTTTTGTTTATTTATTTTTTAAATTTGAATCCAAATATCACCTTCGGCGGGGTTGGTTGGTTCAACCGCGCCGACGGTCATTTTATGGGTTCCTACGCCGGTTATGTAAAGGCCATCGGCTACACCCCTACTCAATCCCCCGCCAAATCCTCCCGCTTTCGGTTGTTTGGCCAACCTTGCAACTTCGTCATAATCGTCTAATCCCTTGATCGCGCTTTTATCCAATCGTTCCTTGCCATTTAAAACCTCTAAGCCATCTCTGATTGCTGTACCGAGCGTAGGTAGGTCTTTCTCGATTTTGTCCAACAGTGGGGCTTGTATGGCCTCTGCGACGGTTTTAGTAATAGCTTGTTCGTCAGCATCCTTGCCGTCCATCCCACTCTTCAATTCTGCCAACCTCGAATCAACCGCTTTCATTTTTTGCGCGGTCGTTTTGTCAATCTGCTTGATATAATCGGAAACCAGCGCAAGCACTTCGTTTTTGGCTTGCGTAATTTCAACTTCATTGTTTTCCTTTAATCTCGACACGATACCCCCGATTTGACCATTGATCTTAGCGAAAGCCGTGGTATTACCTTCTTTCAAAGCTTTAACAAAAGAAAGCACGCGCTCAAACTCTTTGATAAAATCAGACTTTGACAAAAAGTCTTGATCCATTGAACTTAACAATACTTGCAATTTTTTAAGCTGGTCTTCCATATAAAAGAAAAAAAGCCAACGTCCCATTTAAGGGAATCGCTGGCTCGTCTGATAACAGATAGAGCGTCAAATATTAATTTATGGTTGTATTATAGCAAAAAATAATGGAAAGCAACAGACCCTTGACAATGTTTTAAGTTTGTTTGTGGCGTGGTGAACATTTGACAAAAAATAGGGATTGGGTGTATAATGTAAATTGTGATACTGGCGTATTACCCAATTTAAAGAATTCTTTGTAGAAGTGGATTGACGCGCCAGAGTCAATCCACTTTTGTTATATTCTGGCGGATAAGGTCTGGCGAATTGGGTGTTCCCCCGCTGGTTGCCAAGTAATCATCCATTAAAACCTCTGATGTGCCGGACAGCATTCCGTGCCTTATACTCATCTGGTTTTCTTTCCTGCAACGGATATAGTACCCTTGCAATGATCGTTAAACGGGTAAACCATTAAACCCGCATAAAAACATCTATATTATTCAGCCCGGATAGAACGGCCTACTGATGAAACAAGTCGGAATCTAATTCCCTGGCTTTACCCCTTTCTTACTTACCTCATCAGGATTATGAACATCACAACGACAAACTCAAAATGTAGGAAATGCAGCGGTAAACTGGTTTTAAGGTTTAATCCTCAATGTGTGTTTCCCGAATATCTTTCGTGTTCTGCTTGCCGTAGTATAGTCAATCATTATGAATATCTTGAAATGCAAGAAAAGGGATTGATAAAAAATAGCGGCGAGCAAAAATTACTTTTCTAACTAAAAAAAAATATATGATTGAATTTATATCTCTAGTTTTAATAATCTATATTGCTTTAAGATTATCTCACAAAGATTGATGAGTTATTTTCCCGTTACTCGATTAACTAAACCCTTCAAAACTTGAGGGGCGTTTTTTTCTATTGCCTCAACTGCTTTTTCAGCTTTAATAGATGCTTCCCCGACCATTCTTGGAGAAGTCGCAAGAAAACCCGCACCTGCTGCGACAGGATTGTGCATCCATACACCACTTCCTATCAGCAAAGCGTTTAAAATATCTCTTGTCCTGTTACCGGTAGGCGCGATCAACCCTTGCAGTTTTTGAGCATTTTTAAGAAGTTCTATATTGTCTAAAATAGGCACGCCGGTTAATCTTTCCAAGGTTGCAATGCTTTGTTGTTGCGCTCCCTTATTAAGGTTTTGCAAATTAGACAAAAACTGTTCAGCTCCTTGCTTTAATTGCCCGTTGCTATCTACAAATTTTGTTTTAAATGTATCAAAAATATTTTTCACTTGGGAAAAGTTTTGATTGATAGGTTTTAATTCGGGGATTGCTTTGTTGACTATTTCATCAACCTTATTACTCATTGACTGGACAACGGCGTGAAGTTTGGTTTTTTCGCCAGAAGCGGATAATGGTAAATTATTATATACCTCATCGAATTTCTGTCGTAGATCAACAGCGGTTTTTAAATCAACCTTTTTAGACTGAGCAACTGAGTGTATCAAATCATCAATCACCCCTAAATCTTTATTCGATAAAGGAGTTTGCGCCGTTTTGACAGCTTCATACGCATAATTTCCACTGGTAGAAGGCTTAACTGCAATATGGAAATCGTTGTTAAGAGTATTGAACAAGCTTTTTAATCCGGGATTTAAATTAAATGTTTTACCTGTAAATTTTTGCGCTAAAGCGTCAGCCCCTTGTTTATAAGCTTGTTGTGCCTTACCCATCGTATCAACCATTCTGTTTTTAATGGTATCAGCTAATTGTAAAAATGGTTGTTTGGGATTTTCCGTAACGTGTTGCAATGCCACGGCGTAAGCGTCGGGATTTTCTTTAATTCCCTGAAATACCTCTTTTGGAACTCCAGTCGCTATTGATCTAATTGTACCTGTAACTGGTTTTAACACGCTTAACGCTTTACCGACTACCGGCACAATCCCGGCAATAATCCCATTACGAATAGAATCACCAATATCGCCACCAGTTTGCGCCATTGTTACTCCTGCCGTATTCAAAGCTTCTGGTATTCCGTGGCTTATTGCTGTTCCCGCGATTTTACCAACTTTACCTAAAGCACTAGCCGCTTTTACAACACTGGTGGCTTCCAACGCTTTTGTTGTTTTTGTAACTAAACTTGAGGGAATGAAAAATTCACCGATTTGTTCTGCGCCTTTTCCTATTGCCTGCGCCGTCCCTTGAGTTTCCATACCGGGGAGTTGCGCGATTGGCTGTTGCCCTCCAAGTCCAGGGATTTTGTTGATTGTTGCGTTGGCTATATTTTGCCCATTTTGTGAAATTCCATTAAGTGTTGAACCCACGCCCCTGATTATTCCAATGCCAAGTTCGCCGGCAGTATTACCAACTTTATTTACAACATCATTTATTCCCTGTCCCACATTTTGCAAAAGCCCCGTCTGTTGCACCGGCGCGGGCGTTGCCTGTTGTTTCGCAATTATCTGTTGCAAAGTCAATCCACCAGACGATGGGGTTGGATTTGTAACGGGTTTTGCTCCCATTCCCTGCAATTGTTCTAATGTAAATCCTTGTGCCATAGTTTTTTATTTAGAATGATAAAGACCGTCGCTTGCACTATAAGAATAAGTAACGCCCCCAACTGTTTGGTCTGGATGATTAGTGTCAACTGTTTGCGCCTTACCAACTGCCGCGTCTTCTCTATCGGAAATGAGTTGTTTGATATAGGACACTTTTTGATTTACTGTATCAACAGTATCGGTTACTTTAGGCAAATGGTCTGTGATTTGCTGGACAACCGAAGAGTTACCTCTAAACCCTTGCACACCGGAAATTGCTTTCAAAACATCCAATCCTACGCTCTCTAATGCTCCTGCGGCGGCCTTCTGTGGATCACTCTGAGTCGTAGTTGCAAGTTTCGTCATTCCAAGACCATACAAAGTCCTTGAAAGCCATCCAGGTTGAGCGATACCGGCCATTATTGTCGATACCGTATCAAGTTTAGCGTTAGCATCTTTGATATTAACCAAATCGGCGGCTGTATTTTTATTCGTAATAATTTTAAATCCTGATTTCTGCGCTTCATCTATGACTGCCTTCTTTTCTGCCGCTGTTCCTTGGATACTCGAAGCGTCGATATAATCAACCCCATTACTTGCAGTGTTAAAATATGGAGCGACATCAACGGGAACGCTTATACTAGAACCATCATCTTTTGTTAAATTGATGGTATCGCCTCCATTTTCCTTTGCTTCTCTGATGAGCTTCTGATTGTCTAACTGTTGATTTTGTATTTGCAACGACTTTAAAATACGATCTTGCATTTTGGTCGGGTCGGGCGGTATGCTTGCCTCCAAATCAGCCAAATCCGCCTTGTAGGTAGTTGACTTCGGGTCCAAAGCGGTGATCTTAGCCGCAATCGCAGGTGCTCCGTTGTCCATTGCGGTCTTTTCCAATGACTGCGCGTTCTTCAAATTATCCCGAAACAACTGGAAATCCTGGTCGTCTTTTTTCTGTTGCGCGGCCTGTTTTCTTTTTTGTTCGTCAGTCGAAAACTGGTAAACTTTATCGCGCAAATCCTTGTTGTAATTATAAAGTTTGTCTTCGTAATCAGATTGAAGTTTAAAGGTTGTGTCCAATTTATCCTGCGCCGCCTTTAATGAGCCTTGCAAAGCTAACGCTTGCGCCTGCAAAGGCAAAACTTGGATCGCCGCCTGGCGGTTCTGTTCGGCCTGTTCCCTGCCTAAAAATGAAGTAGTCACATCGCCCGATTTAGCCGCGCTTCTTTCCAAGGCAAGATTTGAAGCCTGAACTTTAGCGTTGATGTCCGCAATTTGGGCATTGACATCGTTGATTTGTTTTGTTTTGTCATCGATTCCCGTGCTGTTTTCCATTGAATTATACTCATCTGCCCGGTTAGTCGGGGCGGTTTCTCCTCCCAGATATTGTTTAAATAAATCCGTAAATAAATCCGCCGTCGAAGTATCTGGCGTGGACGCGGGGGTAACATTAGCGGCGTTGGCCTTTGTAAGCGAATCAATCGCGGCATTTCCTCCATTAATCATTGCCGAATAGTTGGTCGTATCGGGTTTTTGATTTGGTAAAACAATCGGCGCAACCGGGCGCAAACTGTCCGCACTGATCGCCGTAGGAGTGCCAGGTTGAGTTGTGGACGTAGTTTGAGGAGTACCCGATACTTGCGCCACCTGCGGGACCAAAGTGGCTGTTTTAGCCTTGATTTGATTTACTTGATTTTGTATTGCGTTTAAATCTGCCATATTGTTTTGATTTTACTGTTGCGACCATAATTTATTGAGCATATCGGACATGTCTTGTAATTGCTGACGCAATCCGGCGATCTCTTGCTCTAACTGTTGCTGGCAAACCGCCACTGCGTCATCAATATCTTGTTGTGTTAGGTTTGCCATAGATTAATAGCTAGGTTGGTCCGTCGTTTCGTATTTTGCCTTAAATGACTTCAATTCTATCGATCCTAAAATTTCTATCCTGAACTGGACTTCATAGAAAGAATCAAAATTAACTCCCGAACTTTCGATATTAACTGCCGCGTGCGTGCAACTTCCCGCGGTTGAATCGGTGAAAATGGTCGTCCAAGCCGTATCCGAATTAAGCCGATACTTTAAAGTCACGCTTCCGCTGGCCGGGATTGCCCCGTATGAAAGGGAAACTGATTTTAATTGCTTCGGGATGGACGGATCGCCGCCGTCAAACTTCAATGTTTCTACAATCCCCGATTGTCCAGAGTACGTGCTTGCCGCGCTCAAAAAGAAAGTCGTTTTATTGGTATCCGAGTAGATCACCGCGGCCACATATCTCTCCGGGGAACTTGCCCCCCCCGCAACTCCTTCAAGTATTAGAAAATCATTGTTAACCACCTGGCCGTCCAATCCGCGCGTTACGTTCGCAAAATCAAATGTTTTGAAGATTGAAAACGCCAACGGGTTTGACGGGTCATCATGTCCATATCGCGCCAAAGCGTACTGGTAATATCCGGCGTAGGAATCATTCGGTTTTGTCCCGGTAACAAGGAAATAAATATAATTTCCGAAAACCTTCAATTTTGAAGCCGGGGAAATATAGGCGTAAGTTCCCGCAAGATTTGCCCGCGGCGAATAATTGAAGAGAGTTTTATAATTGACTCCGTTAAAATATTTTAAAGAGAAATATTTCTTATTCGCTGCCGCAATTGCCACAATAAGTTTTCCTTCATATTCAGTCGCGCCAAAGACCGTCCCGGCTCCGATTTCATAAATCCCTATAAATGTTGAATCCTTGTCTCCATTCCATAGATAAGCCAGGGATTTGATTGCGCTCGAACCGGAAGAGCAAACAATTTTCAGATTGTCTTGGTATGGGACAATATCAACGATCGTCTGCTCCGCGTCGACATTTATCATTTGTGTTATCGTTCCATTGTTTGCTCCTGAATAATCGACCATAAAGACAATATTTGCAACCCATCCATATAGTTTTCCTTGCCACGGAACTCCTCCCTGAAAATATCCATAACTATTCAATAAAGTCCCGCCGCAATAAATATAATTTGCCGTTAAAGTAAAAGGCGAAAACACATACCAACGGGCAATGTTGGCGTGATAAATATCGTAAAAATAGACATACGGCCAAATAATAGCAAAGAACCCATTGTCTTTGTAAAAAGTACCCCCGGCAATTGTCGCCCCGGTACAACTAGCCCAGGCTGAACTCAAATCGGTTGGTTTGGAATATAAATTAATCCCGCTGGCATAATTTCCAACGCCGTAGATATTAGCTCCCGTGTCAATCATCTTCGTGATGCAATTTATATTTAAAAAAGATAATGCGTTTTCCGCCTGATTGTTCACCACTGAAAATATAGATTTATTTTTCCCAACCTCCATATTTTCCGCATACCAAAGGGCGGCGGGATTATTTGCCCGCGGATCGTTGACAATACCAGCAAGAAAATTATTTTGTTTTATTTCGCGGATTGCCATAGTTATGAATTATTTGTTGTGGAAATTGCGTAAGTATCGAGTAAAGGCGTTGCTAAAGTTTTCCCACCGATCGCGGTAACTACGTGGTCGTAATATAGGCGTAAATTTTTAATATTTCCACCGCACATGTTATAGTCGGAACGCCAATATATTTGAATAAGCGCGCCCGAAGCCAACCCGGTCAAGTTCTCGCTATACGTTGTTGATCCAGAATATATTAATCGTTCAGTTCCGACTGCGGAACCATTAACATAGATTTTGGCGTACATGGCATAATTAGTCCCAGTTAAATCAAATTTAACTGTCGTCGCAGGCAGTGCTTCGTTAAGCAATATTTCTTTAACTTTTGAATACGAAACAGGGAAAGTTCCAGCCCCTGCGACGATTGTAACTTGTGCGTCATCGCTATTGCGTAAATTTTCGGAGACTATCGTGGTAAAAGTTGCCGCATAAGTCTTCACCGCCTTCTGGCTTGGAACCTCGGCGTCGCTGTTATCAGCCATCGTGCCATCGGTGCTCAACGCTGAAGCCGCCATTTTTCCGCTCAATGCCGTGGCTACTACTGCGGGTATCTTTGTCGTGGTTGCGTATTTCAACGGCGTGAGCGCACTGGCATCGTCTGTTCCGGCGTCGGTCTTCGCCTGAGAAGCTAAAACCATCTTGCCTTTTGTCGCCTCGGTGGCGTCGGGCGTACCAGCTGAACCAACGGTATCAACATACTTTTTGTTGGCTACTTGGTAATCGGTTGTCGGGTCGCTTGAAGGAGAAATTGGAAAAGATGAAAATGTTTTAATTCCTGCGATTGTTTCGTTGCCGGAATTATTCACTTTACCGCCCGCCACGCTGTCGGTATAACCTTCAGCTGTTCCAAGAGCCGTTGCCACATTGCCAATCGTTGCTAACGTACTGGCCACCAAATCAACATCCACAGTCAAAGTCTTGGGGATAGTCCCGCCGGCCAGTGTAAACCCTGTAGCCAGCACCGTTGGCGTCAGATTGCCCCGTAGAGCCAATACTGTGCATTTCTTGCTCGTAGCCCCTCCTACGGGCGAAAACGGCAAAACATCGGTTGCGGCGGGGATTGCTACGGTTAAATCTGATATTTTAATTGGATCTGCCATTAGTTTTTGGGTTGGTTATCTATCGCGGGCGATGATGTTTTTTCAACAATGATATAACGGCTGTCTTCGGTCATTAATTTCGCGCTGTCTTCGCAAATCAATAAAATATCCCGGCCAAAATTAGTTAACGAAACATTGTTTTGTTTGGATTGGTTATCTTTGATGGTCGTGTTTTTTGATTGATTGCCAACACTAGCCCCGGTCTTTTTAGCCAAGTTATCTATGATGGTCGTTGTCTTTGGTAAATTGGTTACTGTTGCGGGCATATTTTATCTGAAATTAATACGATCCGGAACAATCCGATTCGGTAAATCTTTAGGCGTTGCCGACAATCGATCTTCAGCGGCTCTCAAGGCGATGTTCATATCCCGAAAAAGCTGTTCGGTGTTTGCCCTTGAATGATCGCGGCAATATTCATAACTCGGCCTCAAATAAAGATAAGATTGCACCAGTTCGTCGGTTCCCGCGGTCTTTGTGGTATCCGAAGATATAAAAAAGCTGGGCGTCCGGTCAATAAATGCCTTAATCCCGGCCGTCTTGGAGTAATTAGGTATCGGATCGAGAAATGCACACATTCCTGTCTGGTCGAAGCGTGTAGGCGTTCCTGTGAAGTTCTGGCCATCAAAGAAACTCTCCATATTGCTGTCCAGCTCCTGATTTACTCGGTCAAGCGCGTGAAACACGCCGGAAGAGTCGGCAACCATAATTTTATTGAACGCAAGAATAATATTTGACTGTTCGTCCAGTGGAAAATAATAATCCCGCTGTCCGGATACCAGGGTGGTCGTCAAAAAAGGATTTTCCGTTTGGTTCGGATCGTCGTAATTTACCTTTTTGTTGCGCAAAGCAATCGCAATAAGGTCGCGCAAGGCAAGGTTTACATCTATCGCTTTATTCGCCAGTGTGTAATTGGCCGAATTGGTGTTACAGGCGCGGTCAATTTTGGCTACTATTTCGGAAAATGTAATGGCATTTAATTTGATACTGTCGCTAACCCTTGAGTCAGCCGTTTCTCTTTAGCTTTATAAGCCTGGCGCAATTGAGCACCATTATGTTTTCTTAAACCTAATTTTTCATCTTTCCTTTGTTTATTGTTTTTATTCCCGCCCTCCATCTCTAAACCTTACGAGTAAAAAGATAGAGGGCGGGAATCGTAAGGTTTAATTTACAATTCCCGAAACAGCCCCACAAATGAGGCTGTTTTAACGTTAGGCGACCGTCACGTTGTAAAGTACGGGCAAGGTCTTTGTCCAAACTTTAACCTTATAGTCAAGACGCATAACAACCGAGATACCAGACACATTGCCCGGATCTTTTTCGTTAATCATCACCTGGCCATAAGTATCTTTAACGATACCGATCTCCGCTAACTGTTTCACGCCGGCAAGCAAATGCCCAGCAGTCAAAGAGTTGGAACGATAGTGGGTGAAACCCATATATTCCACGCCTCCTTTAACGCCGTTGCTCAACGCGCTATCCGCGGTGCTAAAACCATTAGCCTGCATAAAAGCGGTCAACAGATTGAAATCCGCCGGTCTCCAAACAATGAATCCGCCGTTTCTTTCTTTCAGTTTATCGCCTTTCGCAACCGCGATTTTTTGATCTATCGCCCGGATAATATCGTCGATGTTGCTCGAAGAAACAATAATGTTCCCCGCGGCTCCGCCGATCTCGGTATTATCAAAACTGGTAAATTGCGCGTATTGAGCGAATGCCAAACTTTCCAAATCCTCGTTCAAAAGAACACCCTGCGCGTCGGCCAAGTCCATCTGATTAAGATAGGTTGACTGAGCCAAGTCTGCCCGGTCAATGATCTGCGACACCACGCGGTGAGCGTCGATAGTCACATAATCATCGGTCAAAGCGACAGCGGCGGGAGTATAGGCCGAGTAAGGGGTCAAAGCGGCCACGCTTGCGTCGGTTCTATAAGGATTATGCAGAACTCTTTCGTTGGTGTAGGTCATCTTAAAGATGTCCTTCACTTTTGTGGGTTCGTCCAAGCGTTCTTGCGCTTTGATTGCCCACTCTTCTCCATAGATAATTGCCAAATTGGTATTTTGTAGTTTTCGCTTTCGCTTGTTACAAAATTGTTAAATTATGCAACAAGAAATATCAGACTACACGACGGGATTATCGGTAAATTTGCTTTTCTGTTTTGCGGTTGCCATTCTGGCATTTACCACGTCGCGCCTCAATTTTACCTGATCCGCGGGCGGTAATTCACCTTTAGCAATCCAATAATCAACAGTATCGCGAGATGATTGGCTTGAGCGTCTGGTACTGCTTGGTATAGCCTCCTTTGACGCACGAAATTCTCGCATTTCCTTGAGTTCTGATTGGAAATATTTCATTGCCAATACTGCCTCAAGAGATTTACCGCTTTCTTTCATCGTCGATTCAACCAGCGCGATTTCATCGGGTTCAGTTATCTTTTCAACCCGTAAAACAGCGCGATCAATTCGGTCCAAAGTTTCTTGTTTTGCTTCTTGCTTCTCAACTGCGGGTGCTGGTTTGGCCTCTTTCATCTTTGAAAGTTTAGTCTGATAGCGTTTTGCTATTCCCTGCGCTTCCAAAGCCTTAGCCTTCCAGTCGGTAACGTCCGCCCCGTTTTCGTCTTTCTCTTCCTTGATTTCGGGTACATCGATTACCTCTTCCTCGTTAACGTCATTTTGATTTGCCATAAAATGATATATGTTATTGATTTTGCGCGAGAATCATAACTCGATTTAATTCACTTTTTAAAAGAGTGATAACTTTTAACAATTTTTTACGAGATTGAGAACTCAAATTTTATTATCCGTGATCTCTTCTTGGAATTAACCGCTAAGACCTACAAAAACTTTAATTCCTCTCCGCAAAATAAAACAATGTAACTTCGATCACCCCCGCGGTTAAAGCCACGTCGGTAGTGATTGTGATCTGCCCTTTGTTCGATAACTTTACCGGCACAGCAAAAGTAGGAACCGCCGCGATGATCGCGTCCAGCGTATAATCACCTTTGACTTTTGCTCCCAAAATCGCCGACACACTCGAACCTGCACTTGTTCCAATCGTAATACTCGGCGCGCCGGCGGATGTTACCGCGGTTGTGGAATTAATCACTCCGGCAACGATGATGGCGTTATCGGGAAGCCACGCATTATGTTTTGGCGTAATGGTAGAGATTGCTCCGCCATCGACACCAAAATCATAAATCGCTCTTGCCATCTGCAAAGTTCCAAGCCCATAATTGGTATTCTTGGAAAGTATTTTTCTTTGCAAATAAATGTTTCTGTGTGCATTTCCAGACATATTAGTTTCTTGTTAGTTTCTTGCTACAAAATAATACAAGGTGATTTCGACTACACCACCTAAAACCGCTGAGTCAGTAAAGCTGATTGTTACTTTTCCTTTAGCGGTCAACTTCACTGGAGTGGCGAATGTCGCTACTGAGTTAATCACCGCATCGGTCGAGAAAGAACCTTTGGCGGTCGCGGTAAGGATTGAGTTAGCCGCCGATCCCGCGCTTGTTCCGATGGTTACGTTACAAGCGTTGGTGGATGTTACCGCGGTGGTAGAGTTAATTGTGCCTCCCACGATAACTGTATTATCCGGCAATTCCACGTTCTTTTTAGGCGTGTAAGCGGCCGCGCCGCCACCATCCACCGTAAAGTCATAGATAACCCGCGCCATTTGCAAACTGCCTAAACCTGCTTTATAGTTTTTCGCTATCAACTTCGCTGATAAACTTGAACGATTCGTAGTTAAAGCCATATATTTTTTTTAATTTAGTACTAAAGTTAAATTCGCTGTTCCGCCGACCGTTATATACAAACCGTTGATAAATTCCTCATCGCCAAAATCCAAAACTCTTTCCCCTGTTGTTGCTACTACGGATAGCGTCATTGTCGGATGCATCACCTTGCCTACCGGGCCCGCACCACTTGCTAAAGTCGCCGCTCCCCACGAATAATTGCCGAGCGTTGTCGTTGTCGCAATCAAGTTTTGCGCCACTCCCAAAAGTTTGCTAACAATGGTTTGCTGGGTTGCGGTATTTGTTGTCGCGTAAACATCGTAATTTGGAGTTGTACCTGTCGAATAATCGGTTCCAACCGTCCCCGATCCATTGATCGCCGATTTAAGGTTATCCAAAAATACTTCCTCCGAAGTAACCCACAATATCTGGTCTTTGACTGCGGTCAAACCATAGGTTTCCGCTAATCCGGTTACCGCCGTATATACTCTCGTTCCAATGGTTACTGTTGCGACAGTTGTCGCCACGCCCCCTAAAAGAGTCGTATTACCCCAAGCGTAATGTGTCATGGTAGCAGTGGTGGCAATACTGTTTGCCGCGGTTCCGATCACCCTGGCGACCACCACTTGCGTAGTGTTTGTATTCGTATAAGCGATAACATCGGGATGAGCCGCGGTTCCGGTGCCATAGTCCGTTCCTGCGGTTCCGATCGCGTTAATCGCTGATTTTAAGTTATCCAAGAATACCGCTTCCGAAGTAACCCATAAAACCTGATAAGCAACAGCGGTAAGCCCGATAGTTTCGGCCAAAGTTTTCACCGCGGTATAAACCGTGGTTCCGATCGTGATTGTCGCCGCGCTAACCGCCACACCTCCAAGCAAGGTGGTATTTCCCCAAGCGTAATTGCTCATTGTCGCGGTTGACGGATAAGAATTAGCGGCAGTTCCAATTGTTCTTGCGTAAACTACTTGCGTAGTATCGGTGTTGGCGGTTGCGATCACGGTTGTATGCGCCACCGTGCCAGTCCCATAATGCGTTCCCGCGGTTCCCGTTCCGTTAATAGCAAGCTTCAAATTATCCAGGAATACCGCTTCGCTGGTTGTCCATTTAACTTGGTTGGCCGCGGCGGTTAAACCGTAAGTTTCGCTCAATACTTTAACCGCGGTATAAACCGTGGTGTTCACCGTGATCGTTGCGGAAGTTGTCGCCACGCCTCCCGCCATTGTGGTATCGCCAAAAGTGAAATTAGTGGCGGTTGAAGTTGTCGCAATCGAATTTCCGCCCGTCCCGATTGTTCGCGCAACCACTACAAACGTGGTATCGGTCAAATTGTAGGCGATCGCGGTCGGATGAACCAAGGTTCCTGTAAAATAATTAGTAAGAGCCACGCCGGTCGCGTTTACAGCTTTGTATAGATTCACCAAACTTTCGTGGGCGGTATCGCCAATTTTCACATCGTAGGCGGAAGCTAAAACCTTTTTAAACGTGTAAACGGTTGACGCAACGGTGATCGTATCGCCATCGGATACATTTTTCCCGTTACTCGTAAGTGTCTGCAAAGCGTGTGCCGCCGGTGCGCCTGCGCCCGAACTGGTCAAAGTTTGAGTAGCGTAATCGGCGGGCGTTCCCGCACCCACGCTTTGGGTGATTGTCTGTGTCGCGTATACCGCCGGCGCGCTGGCTCCCGCGCTGGTAAGCACCTGCGAACCAGCCACGCTCGGACCAGTGCCGTCAACCAACGCCACGGTTCCCGATGAATGGGAATTGATAATGATTTTGTTTAATTTTCCTCCTTTGGATTTAATTAATCCCGATTCTGAAACATTTTTAAATTCTGCCATATTTATATTGCTTTATTAGTTTGAGGTTCTGCTGGTTCGGCTTTTTTATATACGCTTAATTGAGAAAACGCATTTTCAAGAAATTGGATCGCCTCTGATAAAGCTACAAGTTTTGCCCCGATCGCCTCATTGCTGACGCTCACGGGCTGATTAAGCCCTAACGATAATGCCCAGTTTTTTGTAGCGTCAACTTTCTTTCCTTTCTTAATTACTCCATTCTCATAAATTCCCCTTAGCAAAACTTTCTTCACCGATTCTTTCATTTCCGTATTGGAGTTGAAAGAAATAATTAAATTTTGCTCCGCTTCGGTTAAAATATCGTCTTCCATATTTATTGTGTAACCGCTTGAGGCTGTGCCTGTTGCGGTTGATTAATTTGTTGTTGTGGTTGTTGTGGTTGTTGCATTTGTTGCGCCGGTTGCGCCACGGTCATCCCAACAAAATCAACGGGACTTAATCCGGCGTATTCAAGTATTTCATTGAATACTTTGCCCATTCCAGGCAGTTGCATTGTCTGTTGGAACGCCATCGGATTAGCAATGATCTGCCGGAAAATATTAGTCAGTTTGTCGGTTACTTTATCGTTATAGGCTTGCTTTCCAGCCACATTAACATCGACATCAATCGGAATACTTTTAAGTTCATCTTTCACGATCTCCAAAAATCTTTTCTTTCCCCCTTTAATAAAATCCTGCTTCGCTACTTCCTTAAAAGCGTCAATTTCTTCTTGGGATGGTGCTTCGCCCTTGCCGTCAAAATAATTAATTACCATCTTTACCGCCTCATTATTGGCCTGTTTGGTACTGATCGCTTCAGCGACAAACTGCATTTCATCCAAGTCCAATTCGACAAGCCACTTATCGCCCTTGTTCATTTCGGCCGCTAAATCATCCAAGAACCAATCACGATACATTTCGCCGACAAACGTGGCAATCTTGCCGCGGCGATATTCGTGCAAACCTTGACCGGTTGCCGTTATTAAGTTCTCTAAGGCAAATGGGGTACCGCTTGATGGATTGATACCCATCTGCGCGTCGTTCGCGCTTCCTGTGGTCTTCCCCTGCAAATCCCAGCTTCTAAGTTTCTGCTCGAACAAATTTATATTCGCCGCGGGTATTTGTAAAAAGTTTAATGGCGCGTTTGGTTCGGTAGTCACGATCTCTCCCTTCTTCATATCGGTTAGACTATGCCGTCCGACGAAAGTCTTGTCATAAGTCTGAACAATCATCATCGCCGCCACGTCCAACATTTCCTTGATCTGTATCTCGCTGTAATTCGTCCAAATTTGCGCTTCAAACAGTTCTTCAATCCCGCCAAAACCCAAGGCCCGGCCGTAAATCTTATCCCTCGCTAAGAATTTATAAGGATTTTTCTCTTTGCCCTTATAAAGAGTAATGCCGTTTTTGTTTGAATTAGTGTCTTTGTAAAAAGTAATAACGTGGAATTGGCGGGTATATTTATAAGGATTGCCACTATCGTCAAGCCACGTTTCGGGGAACATACCGTGCAATTCGTAAACCTCAATATATTTTCCAGGCGTTTTCGCCTTAACGTTGTTTGATTGTGAATTACTTTTTTCTTCTCGCGCCATCGTGATCGCCTCATCAATCTTATCCGCGTCCCACTTGGTCATTTCAAGTAACTGATCAGGGGCGTACATATGCTTTTCGCATATCGGTCCGGAAAGAATATCGGTCTGATCGCAAAACGCCAACCGTTGCAACGGCACAACTTCAGGCCTCACCTCATTGACTTCCTTAACCAACACGCCACCGTAATCAACGTATGATTCAACGACATCGTCGATAAAAGTATCAATATCGTTATTCCGCGCCCATTTAACGTGAAACTTCTTAACCAAAAATGATTTGTAATAATTATCCGCATCATCAACAAAGGGATTTATATCTTTCACATCAAAACCCTCGGAACGATAAGCGACATTAAGAATTGGCCGGATTATGTTCTTAAACGGACGGTTGCCATCATCTTTACCATCGAAAAACTTGGAATTTTTATAAAGTGTGCTCTTTTTAATGTGGTCAAACATATGCCACTCCCAACCGTCGATAACCGGAACACCCAGCGTCTGGTACGCGGTTTCCTCTCTCGTTATAAAAGAATAAACATTCTCTGTTTTTGTTTGTGCGGGGGATTTTGCGTCCATTAATTTAATAAAGCGGTTAAATTTTTAGTAAAATACTGACAAGCCAAACCGTTAAAAAATATCTGTCGCGCTTTTAGAGCCGTCAATTTCTTTTCAATTGTTTTAGCTCCTTTTGTAACGGCCACCGTTACTGTGTTAGTTATCTTTTCCGGTTTCAAATCCAACAAAGCGGTTTTAATATCGTCGGTTTTGGCGTTAAAAATAATACCGCCCAAAGTAACCGATAAACTATATTCGCCTTTTTGCGCGCGTTTCTTTGCCAATAACGCAAACTTAGCGCGCGCCTCCAACTGTTTCTCTGTCGGTTTTATATTGCTACGTTTTTTCGTTGTTCTTGGTGTTGCCATATTCTTGGTTTTATATCGCTTTGAACCGGGGACACTTTTGCCATAACCTCAAAATACATTCTCATAATGAAACAATCGCTTGAGTCCGGTGATCTGCCAATAATCTCCTTAACTTTCTCTTTCACCGTTGCCATTCTTTTGCCATCTCCGGCGCTTGCGTCCTGATAGTTGGACAATTCCTCGATTATTTCTTCTTTCTGTTTCCCTGTTACTTTAGAAGCGATCTGGTGATTGTTTACTTTATCCGCAAGGGTGAAAACGCACTGGCTTCGCAAATTCTTGTAATCGCTGGTCTTCGGCGGATCAATAAATGTCGCGTAAGGCAATAAAACTATGTTTGTGTCGGTCTTTATTGCCGCGTAACTACTCTTAAACCCGATTATCCCGTCCAGTAGACTATTACTCGCCACTCCTGCACCTACTCCGATCGCGTCAACGGCAATTTGGCTGTACGGTATCCGCTCGGTTTGCGCATATTCCCTGATTTTTTGGATAATCCCTTCGGTGTTCAAACGCTCAAATTCTTCCCGGCGGTATTCTTCTAAACTTTCCCAAAAGCTGAATATTGTTTTGTCGCTACCGTCATCTGCAATATCTACTGTCAAATACTTCTCTGGTTTTTTGACAATCGTATTGCTGAAAATATCCACTAAAGCCTCATACTTGAATAAGGCTCCGGAATTATCAATATGTTCCGCTAAAATCTCTTGCCGGTATGATTCTGGATTATCTTTGTATTCATTTTTAATACTCTCCAATTCAACCTGCGACAAATAAGGATTATCTAACGAAGTAAAATGAAATGTCGCGAATGTTGTGTCCGTTAGAGCCGCTTTTTCCAATCTTCGCAAATTGGGATTTTCTTTTTTAGGAGTTCCGATAAATGTCGCCTCCCCTCCAGTATCAAGCAATGTCGGTCTGAAAATGTCTTGCCATCCTAAAAAAAACTCTACCATTGTGTCTACTTCATCAAATACCAATTTATAAGCCGATTTTCCTCTAAAATTTTCTCTATTTTCCCAGCCTGATAATTTTATGATTGAATATCCTCCCTCTTGCGTTGGTACTTTTATTTCCAGCCTTTGCTCGTTAAAATCTGCAATTTTAAATAATTTTCTTTTAAATGTTTCCCAAACAATATCCCTTGCCTGAATCTGGGTTGGCGCGATATAGAAAATATTTCTGTCTTTCCCGCTAACCGCCGCAAAACTCATATCCTCCACTTCCATCGTTGTTTTCCCTCCTTTCCTACCGGCGCGAATAACTTTAAACCTTGCCTTATTCGCAATTATTTCTCGTTGTTTTTCGTGGAGTTGCATTCAAATATCGGATCAAAATTTATAGAAAGTTTTTCGCCTCCGCTTGTTAAGTCCAAATTTTCTTGCGCTTTGCCGTAATATCTGTCGCAAATATCCTTGTAAAAAGGAAAATTACCTTTCTCGGCTTCGGTAAACGCTTTTTTAATTAATATCTTCCGCGCCTCGCTCGTGGTAATCTTTTTTTCTTCCGCTATTTCTTTAACCGCTTCATCAAAATCAGTATTAAAATTTTTAGTTCCCAGCGGTCTGCCGTTAGGATTTCCGCTTTCACCCTCTTTCCAAGCTGGTTTGAGATTTTTTAATCTTTTATCGGTGATTTTATCGCTGTTTTTCTGTTTTACTGACATACCTTTTTGTTATTATTCAAATAATCAAATTTCCTATGGCAACTCCTATCCCGCACCCAACTTGCGAGAAAGGTGAGGGATAAGAGCCGCAAGTTATAAACAAAAAACCAGCCCCCATAAAATGGGTAACTGGCTTGGCGAATAATCGCTTGAAGCGTCAAATATTAAATTTGTAACTATATTATAACAAAATATTAAAACCAATGCAACAATCAAAAAATTATATTAATTTTTTTAGGCTTGATTTTTGAATAATATTTCTTATGGCAAGAAACGCATAACCTTAACCAGTCTGTTAACTCTCGCTTATATTCCCCACTTTTATTTGAGATGGTACAATTTTAAAATATCCACCGCATTGATTGCAATTTTTAATCATATTTTTTTTATTATCTCCAAACTTCTGCGATCAATAGTCCCGTCTTCACGAATATAGAAACTTACTTTTGTCCGGCGAACTTCTTTCAAGACTATTAAAACATCGCGAGATTGCCGCAACCACCGCCAAATCTCATAATCGGCTGGCGATAATTCTTTTAATGTCTTAAAAACCTCCTCCTCCATCGTGTTATTTTTTATTCCCCTTCGGGTTATTTTTATCGAAAAATTCCACTATCGCCAGACAAAAGACTAGGGCCAGGGCAAAAAGAAAAAAATAGATCAGGTAATTGCTCATTTGCCAATTAATTTTTTAAAAATATTAATTAGCGATTGCACAATCCCGATCTCTTGATTAATAATATCTTTGGCATCCAGGGCGAACACGTCCTTGGTGTAAGGCAACGGGTCCAATGCGCCGCCGTAGCCGTTGGTCGTCATCAGTGTATTGCCGAACTTGTTAGAGTAATACATCCCGAAATGAAGATGGGAACCAGTGGTATACATCCCGGTGTTATCCGCGCGTCCTAAAAGCTGCCCTAAAGTCACGGTGTCGCCTTCCTTGACCATAAAATCCAATAAATGCCAGTAAAGTATCTTGTAATAATTACCGGCGCCGTCGTTAATCAGAACTGTCACGCCATTCCCTTGCGTCGGGCTTTTG